CGGTTGTATTTTTTATACGATCTTTTCTTTGATTTATTTAGGTTTTTTGTATGTCTACCTGGACGTTTACGAGGTTTTGGACGTGGTACAAAGTGGACAAACTTTTGTCTAGCCATCTTTCCATTCTTTTACAAAAGGTTCTGCATTTTTTGGTCTAGTTATATGTGGTATATAACTTATCTTACCATTTACATGTTGTTCTAAATCGGTTCCACAGGTCATACATCTAAATATTTCAGGAGTTAGACTAACTAACACCGTGTATTCTTCACATGTTGGGCACTTACCATTGACTATCTCTGCCTGTATTTTCATTCTACAACTTTACCACCAGACCATTTCATCTCTGGTAGTCCTTCGGTGTATCTTTTACCATCAAAAGTTAATACTTGTTTTCTGTTTGAATCTGATTCGTGATAACTTACATGAACCCAGCCTCCTGCAGGATCATCCTTGTCGTAGTACTCCATGATCAATTGATCGAAGTCCACGTTATTTTGTAGCCAATAGGCTGTCTGAATATTTGGCACGCCAAAAATTTCTAGGTCGACCGCCTGGCCCTTCGCGTGCTGCGAAGTCTTTTTGCTGCCGATCGCTTCACACAGCGCCTCGCTCCGGTAGCCCGAGGTAATCGTAACTGGCCTGTCAAAATGTGCACGTAGCGGTTCAAGAACTTCATAACATAAGTCACCCAACGCCTTAATCTCACCAGATCCTGGTGTATTATCGATGCCCCTACGTTGAGCAGTCATTGATTTGGTCATCTCTTTAAGAGTGAAGTGTTTTGAAAGTTGCATTTTAATTTGCTAATGGATTGCTACTAGATAATTTTAATTCTTCTATTTGTGTTTTTAAAATTTCAATTTGTTTTTCGTTTACTAATGTTTTTGTGTGACTGTGCTCAGTACCTAGTGCATCAACTTGTTCTTGTAATACAGCTATCTCTGCAGAAAAATCTTTTACATTTGCAGATTCTAATGCATCTAGCTTCGTAGTGATTTCACCATATTTAATAAAACCACCACCAATAGCTGCTAGTACACCTATCAATGCTGCTACACCTGCTAATTGTTCTTTTATTTTACCCATTTTGTAAAACCTGTAGCTCGTTTATCAAATTCTGTCTTCTCTGTAAAACATTATTTAATTGTTGTTTTTTAATAAAAATAGGGTCACTTTGTTTATATTCAACTAAATCTTGTGTATATATAACACGATTATCCTCGATATTTATTTGATCTTCGTATATAATTTTTGGCTCATAAAAAGGTATATTATATGCTTCCAGAAGATTACCTGAAGACATTACTTTTAATTTTACTAAGTTTTTTAATTGTAAGTTTTTGTCTATATCTTTAATTTTTTCATCTATTTTATTCAAAACATCAGTAAGTTCAACGGTTCTTGTTTTTTCCGATCGTACTTCTTTTTGTTTTTCATTACTCTCCTCCTGAGCATTGGCAGTCTCAGTAGCTTCGCTATTGGATTCTTCTTTTTCTTTATTGACTTCCTCTGGTTGTTCATTTTCTTCCTCTGTAACAGCTTCAGTAATCATTTCAATAGGTTCTTCCTCCTCTGATTCTTCTTCTGTAAACATTTCAATTATTTCCATGACAGGCTCTTCCTCTTCTTTTTCTTCTTCCATAACTATTTCTTCAAATATAATTTCCTCCTCCATTGTTTCTTCCTCTGTAATTTGCATCATGACAACCATAACTGGTTCTTCCATTTCAATGGGTTCTTCCTCAATAGTAAGTTCTTCAAACTGAAACTCTTCTTCTAACTCTACAACATCTTCTATTTCTTCAAACTCTGTAATTAGTTCTTCAAATATATCTTCTATCTCTTCTTTGATAGCTACAGGTAATGGTGAATACAATATGTCTAATAGTGTTGCCTTTAGTTCTGCACCCAATAAGTTTGGCCCAACAGGTGATGTAGAGTTTGGACTATTACCATCTACACCTTGCCATTGCCATTCCCATTTTCGTGCACCCTCACCTGTATGTGTGACTGTGTCTGTATAGGTAAAAGTATTGTTATTATATCCAGAATCATTATTTCTATTCTGTGTGACTGTTGCAAGTTCGTTATCATTTTCATCTAATATTGTAACTGTTGTGGAATAACTATCCCTGCCGCTTGTTGCCTGACCACATTGATGTGATGAACCAACCCACTCACAGTTTTGTACTTCTGTCTTTGACGTAAGTGTAACACCACCATCTAAACTATCTGTTGTAGTAGTGTGATCTCCTGCAGATATATCTAATAAGGTTCCAGATGCAGACACTGTTCCTGTGCCTTGAGCTTCTAATTCATTGTAGCTTGATGAATAGTCAGTAATATTATTAAGAGTAAAACCATTAGAACTGTTAATACCATCTATAGTGCTGTTAGAGTGTTGCTGACTAGTTTGACCTGTACCGGCGTTTGGTAATAAATTACCTGTTGTTGCGGTTTCTGTTAAACCAGTTGTATGGATTAACATCATCAACAAACTTATTAATACGATAAACCGCATATCCAGCTCCTATTATCATTATCATTAACCAAATCATTCTAATATTAAAGCTTTAATATACTTTCTTCCTTGATACAACTCTATTTCTGCTTTACCCTTATAGCATTTGTAAGATACAGACTCTGAAAAAGTCCTCTCTGCTTCACGCTTGCCGCGTAAGCATTGGGCCATTCCGTCAGGCTGAATCAAATGTTCTTTGATCTCTCCGTTTACAAACATCAGCAGGGCTACTATAGACTCAATCATACTTCCTCATACTTATTAATATATATAACATAACAATTGAAAATACAGTTCCTATAAAAAATAAACCTATCATTGTGAATAATTTCCGTTTCCATTTGTGTATTTCATTTCACGATTTGCATCTTTTAATTTTTCTATATCTATCAAAACCTTGTCCATTTGTTTTCTTAAAAACTCGATGTTTACTTTATTTAAAGCCATTGACTCGATGTGTGCATTTAACTTATCGGTAGTCTTATAAAGATCTTCGATCATCATGAACTGTTCAGAATCAGCGGGTAATGAACCTAATTGTCCACGTGGCCATTTGATTCTAAAATCTGTATTCTCTGTTAAATCTTTTTCCATTAACTCTAATCTTGTGCTGTGTTGGTTAAGACGTTCTACCATGTTAAAATAGCCCATGGTGCCGAGTGCTACGATGATAATCAAAGAAGCAACCGTCTTCATCGGCATTTGCACAGCGACCTCTTCTCCGATGTTGAGTGGTTTTTTTGACATTATGCTCCGTTAAATAAATCTTCTGAAGAAACTTTCTTTTGTTTTTTTCTACCCATGTACCAGTCACCTGGTTCGTAATTCCATTTTTTACCGTGATGACCTCTTACATCTGCCCACCACATTCTTAATTTAACAACCCACTTAAAAAATTTACTTGGTCTAGCCATTATTTTGGTGTGCTCCAGTTTACTGGTTTTTTCATTGGTAGTATAACTTTATCTATTTCTTCCATTTCTTTTGTCATTTCTTTTATTTCTTGTCTATCAGCTTTTTCTTTTATTTTCAAATTTTTTACATATGTGTCATGATCAGGTCTTAATTTATTGTATTTTTTCCATGCAGCTTTTGCTTGTTTACCTATTTTACCTTCAAAAGGACATGGTGTGCCTGCTTGTTCCATGGCTTCAAATACTCTTTCATCTTGACAAAGTATAGCTACAGCTGCAACTTTCATACCCAGTGTATTTAATTCTCTTGATAATTTTATTCTTTCACAATTTTTATCTCTAAAAGATTTACCACCGGATACACCAAGTCCAAAAGTTTGAACACCTGCTGATGCACCAGATAAACAAACATCAGATCCACTATTTGTTACTGTGGGTGCTGATGCTGTAGGTGGGGCTGATCTTATATTTGATGTAGAATTATTTGTTGTTGTAGTATTATTTGAGCTACCACTTTGATAAGTATTTGTAGCTGAACTTGTATATCCACCAGTGATTGATGTATTAGATCCTGATGTATTGTTTTGAGTCGTGTTAGGGTAAGCTGGATTAACACAAAACGCTAGTAAACATAATAATACAATTAATGCTCCTGTAAAATAATAGTTCACCCTACAACTCTCCATTATATTACTTCCAAAATTTATCTTTAAGTCTTTTTATCGGTCTTAAAATCCATTTTCTTATAAGTGCTTTAATCATTTTTTTTCTCCTCAATTTCATAAAAGAAATTATCAGTATCCTCTGTTTTCCATTTACCTGTGTCTTCTACATTCCATTCCGATGTTTGTACTTTCCAATCAGGAATAGTATCTTTTACGGTAAAAGAAGGTAGATCCCATATACATCTGTTATTTGGCTGAGCCGCATAATTACCATCATCTAGAGCAATTATGTGAGCGCACTTATGTTCGTGCGGTACTTCCGAATGTTCAGTATCTAGTATATTACTGTCTGGATGAGCAAAGTCAACGGTAAATAAATAATTACCTGTATGCCATTTTTTATCTTTGCCTATATATTTTCCTGATACCCCTGTTAAAATATCCCAACAAGTAACAGCAGGATAATAACTAAAAGAATTCCAAAGCTGAAGTTCATCAAGTCTACGTTTAGGAACATCTTCTGGTCTAAAACCTTTCTGTATGAAGGCAGATATCGGGAGACGATAAAAGACAGCCCCATTCTCCATGATCGCATGGAATAAAATAGAACGACCTGTAAGACAGCTAATGCCAAAGATAATGCAGTCTTCAACTTCTCCGTGATGTTTTTTAAGATCATAAAGATACTCTCTTCTTATTTGAGCATATTCTACTGGTATGTTTGCATTTAGATAAGCCATAATTAAACCTCATTTTATTTCCCCCCAGTTTTTACCAAATTCATAATCTACCTTGTTAGGTATTTCTAAATCAACTGCGTTTTCCATAATATCCTTTATTTTAGCAGCTTCAAGAGGATTAGTAACTGATATATCAAGTTCATCATGTATTTGTATATGTGGTGTAATACCCTCTTTGTGTAATTCTAACATGGCTTTTTTAGTCATATCAGCAGCAGATCCCTGAATTAATTTATTTAAAGCTTTGTATGTATAAGCACGTTTGATGCTTGCTCCATATTCCTGCCTTGCCTGATCAAATGGTAATGCCTTGTGTACACCAAAATGATTAGGCTCCCACAGGTGAAACCTGCACAGTCTACCCAACAATGTACGAATTTGGCCACGTTGTTGTGCTCTATTTGATACGGAGTTCATCAAAGTTTTTACAAATGGAACTCTATCATGATAAATTTTAAATAATTCTTCAGCTTTATCTTTTGATACACCTAGCTCTGCCTGAAGTTTGGCCTTACCCATTCCATAAAAGAGTCCAAGGTTAATTGTTTTAGCTTGTGATCTTGGTATATCTGCCATCTTTGCAACGATGGTATGAAAATCTGCATTACCATCTTCGTAAGAATCTTTTACACCAAAGACACTTGTATCTTGATCAAGAGATGCATAATGAACAACCAACCTTGGTTCTTGTTGACTGTAGTCAAAGCATCCCCACTCGCAGCCAGACTCGGGTATAAAGAGGGATCTAATCAAAGGACCCAAGTCTTTATTACGAGCAGGAATTTGTTGTAGATTAGGATTAGAATAACTGAACCTACCAGTTACAGTTCCTCCAGTATCCGATCTAATTTGATTAATATCAGCGTGTATTCTACCATTATGTTCATGTTTTATAATAGTATCTATAAATGTTGTATGTGCCTTGTTTATTTCTCTAGCTTTTGATATACATTGTACCAAAGGATGTTTATGAGTAGAAAGAAAGTTTTTTGTAAATGAAGGAGCCTGGGTTTTTAGTGTTCTCTCGTATGGTAGGTTCAGCTTATCAAAAACTTTCGCAATCGATCTTGCTGCCCATATTTGAGTATCTATTCCTGTTTCTTTTTCTACTTGTCTCAGGAGTTCTTTTTCTTCTGATGCTAACTGGTTCTTTAATTTATGAGCTTTTGGAACGTCCACTCTCACCCCAAGAAATCGCATATCAACCAAACAAGGAAACAAATCTGTCTCAAGATTAAATATTGCTTCTAAGTCTTGATCTAATATTTCTTTTTGCATAACTTTCCATAAACCTAAAGTTAGTTCTGCATCACGTTCAGCATAATTACCTACATACATAGCAGGTAATCTCCACATGTCAGCTTTAGGATCAACACCCCATTCTTTTGCAGCGTTAGTTAATTCTGTTTCATTTTTACCATGACCTAAATAATCCCAACCTAAAGATCCAAGATCATATCTAAATCTATTTTCATTTACTAAAGATGCAGCAATCATAGTGTCAACAATCTGTCCATTAATTTTTATACCCATAGATCTAATCCAACAAACATCATACATCGCATTGTGAAAAATTTTTGTTGAAGTTGTTTTACAAATGTCTGTAAACCATTGAATTACTTTACTTTTTTCTAGGTTACCACCACCCTCATGATCAAACGGAAAGTATCCTGAATAACCATCTGTTGCAACTGCGATACCAACAACTTTACCTTTACCAACAACAGAACCTGACCCCATAGTTTTTAGTTCTGGATCATGTGTTTCTAAGTCAATTGCAATCTCGTCACAAAATCTTAAGTCAGGAAATTCTGTAGGCTTGACCCATTCTGTCTGTGCATTAAAAATCATTTGTAATCCCTTTCAATAATCATCTCTATAAAATGTATTGCTTTCAATAAATCTTCTTTTCCATTTTTATCACGGTGTCGAATTATATATTTTATAGCACAACCTTCAGGATATAGCAATTCATTCTCTACTACAAACTTACTTGGCTGTATTTTATATTTTTGATAATGACTCCCGCCATGCTGCTTGTCCCATACATCACTCATAACTTAAACTCCTTTGATTTGTTTTGTGATTTAATTAAGTATAAATTTTTCATACTTCTTGTTATACCCACATACCAAACTC